TGAACGGGGTAAGAAAAAAGCAGACTACCTCACGGTTCACGAACCAGTTACCGAACAACTTTGGGCAGATCATATTAAGGGTGACGTCTTAATAGGAATCCGACCAGAAAACGGTGATAAGTTGAGGTGGTCTTGTATAGACATAGACCCTGCTAATTATAAAGCGTATTCACAAAAAAAGTATGTAGATATAATTAGAGATTTTGATTTACCACTTGTACCTGTTAAATCTAAATCTGGTGGTCTTCACTTATTTATTTTCTTTTCAGATTGGGCAGATAAAATTAAAATCAAAGATAAACTGGAGCAAATTAATAAAGAATATTTTTTATCAAAAGAAGTTTTTCCACTCAACAAGGCAGTTGGTATGCCTTATCATAAAGCAGACGCTGCTATTGAGTATGCATTTGATGATCAAAACACTCCATTAATGTTAGGTGGTTTTATAGAGTTAGCAAAGAAAAAAACAGTTGATCCCAAAGATTTTTTAAAATTAAAAATTACAGAATATAACGCAGAAACAGATTGGAGGGAGTATCCGCCTTGTGTGCAAAAGGTAATTCAAGAGGGCTGGACAGGAGAAAGAAATAATATGCTCTTCAACATTTGTGTGACTGAAATGAAAAAAGCAGAGGGCAGTTTAACAGTTAAGCAACTCAAGGACATAGCCTGGGAACGACAAAAAGTTATTTACGGTAACCATCCAAAAGGACCTTTGAAAAGAAGTGAAAGTGATATGGTTGCACAATCTGTTCACACAAAGGGTTATGAATATTTTTGTCCACCTAAACATGGTTTTGTTGCAAGTATTTGTGATAAAGAAACATGTAAATTAAGAAAACTTGGAATCGGTGTGCAGGCTCCTGATATTAAAAATGATTTTAAAAATATAATTTATACTCAAGATACAAAAGGAATAATATGGGAATGTGATTTTAGAGATACACATATTTCTTTTAGAGCTGAAGATATAAAAGATCAAAAAACTTTTAGAACGTGTCTTGCAAAACATAGAATTTATTGGTTGACTTTACCTAGACCAAAGAAAGGCCCAGATCCTTTTGAGTTATTGATGAAGCATATTGTTGAGTCAGCAATTGAAAATACAAAACTTAAATATGAAGATACACTTGAAGAAGAGCAGTATCAAACATTAAAAGATTTTTTTGAAACTACTATAGAACAAGATGATTTTAATAAACTTAAAGATGGCTATACTGTTTTGGATTCGAAATCCAATATGATATACTTTAAAAGAGCTACATTGGATAGATATTTAAAGAGAACTTCTAATAAAGCTTTTGCTTCTGTTGTTGAAGCATTAAGACTTTTAAAATGTGATAAACATGATTATCATGAAGGTGAAAAAAATGTTTGGTATGTACAAATGCCTGAATTTGTTAATCACCAAGCTATACGACAACAAGCACAAACAAATACGCAAAATATTATAAGCGAGATGGATGACCAATATCATACAAAATTCAGAACTCCAAAAGCATAAACAACTTTACCATAAGACTGTCAAAATATTTGGCCCACCAGGTACGGGTAAAACATGGACTTTAATAGAAAGAGTTGTAAAAAAATATATAAGAAAAGGTATAGATCCAGAAAAAATTGCTTTCATTTCATTTACCAATAAAGCAGTTAATACAGCAGTTAAAAGAGCTTTGGAAGCATTTCCAAACATTAGTGATAAACAGTTTAGTAGATTTAGAACATTACATTCATATTGTAGAAGGTATTTTGAAGAAGAAATATTTGATCCAAAGGATTGCATGATTGATTATGCTTTGACAAACAATTTTGTTAAGAGGTCTGACAATAGGTTGGCTGAAGATAATTTTACATATAAAGATTGGTCGATAGGAATCTACGATAAAGCTCGTAACATGATGCAAGATCCAATTTTTGTATACAAACAAGAGGGCAATAGAAAAGATTCTTTAGATGTTTTTTTAAGAAAAATAGATACATACGAACATTACAAAAGATCTGGTGGTGAAGTTTCTTTTATTGATTTTGCAGATATGATTGAAAGAGCTATTGATTCTGTTGAGTTTCCAGAATTAGAAGTATTAATTTTAGATGAAGCTCAAGATTTTACTCCTTTGCAATGGTCAGTCATTTACAAAATGGTTGATAAAGTTAAAAAAATTTATTTAGCGGGGGATGATGATCAAGCGATTTATCAATGGAATGGTGCAGATTCAAAATATTTTACTCATTATTTTCCTGGAAGAAAAGTTGTTTTGAAGAAAACTAGAAGATATGGTAAAGCTATACATGAATTCACACAAGTAATGCGTCGTGGAATTTTAGATAGTATTGATAAAACATTTAGTCCCAAAGATAAAGAGAGTGCTGTTAAAAGATATCTTAATTTTAAAGAGATTCCTTTTGATTTAGAAGGTACTTGGTTTTTATTAGGGAGAGTTCATTCTACAGTTAATGAACTAAAATCATTGGCTAAGGATGCTGGAATATATTTTTCTGACAATGAAGGTAACAAGTCCTTTGATGTAAAACAATGGCAGGCTATAAAAGCTTGGACAGCAATTAGTAAGGGTAAAAAGATAGGGAAAAAGGACGCTGAAATTATGTTTAAATATATTAGAGAATTAAAGGATGCAGATTTTAGGACACCTAAATTTTGGAAAGGTGTGCCAGACTTTCAAGAATATAACTTTAATGATTTAAAAGAATGGTGTGGTTTAGATATGCCAGATGAAATGCAAAGTAAACAATGGTGGTGGATATTAAAAAGAAATTTTTCTCCTAGGCAGGTTATTTACTTTTTAAGATTATTGAAAAGGTATGGTAATAAAGCTTTAGATGGTTCACCTATCGTAGTGATTGATACAATACACAGTGTTAAAGGTGATGAAGCAAACCATGTTGTTTTATATTCAAAAGCAAACTGGCCTTCAAGTTACAGACATAAAAATAAACAAGAAAAGTCTCATGAAAAAAAAGTTTGGTATACTGGAGGAACTCGTGCAAAAGATACTTTACATATTTTGAGCACAGATTATAAATATCACTATCCTATAGGTGAAGACTATTTAATATACATGAAGAAACATGATTACAAAAATAGAGGGTAAATTGATAAAGAGGAAAGATAAGCCACTTGCAAGAGTACTTTCATTAGGTGCTGGTGTGCAATCAAGCACAATGGCTTTAATGGCTCATGAAGGTTTATTTGAAGAAAGACCTGATTTTATGGTATTCGCTGATACAGGTTGGGAACCTGCTCCAGTCCTTGAACATTTAGAATGGTTAAAGAAAACAATTTCAATACCAATACATATTTGTAAAAAGGGAGATTTAGATAAAGATATACTTAAAGCTTTGTCTCCAGGAGGCAACCAATTTGCTTCTGCACCATTTTATACTTTAAATGAAAAAGGTAAAAAAGGTATGGGTAGGAGACAATGCACAAGGGAATACAAAATATCACCAATTGCAAAAAAGATTAGAGAAGTTTTGGGTTATAAACCTAGACAGAGAATGAAAAAAGATGATTGGGTAGAGGTTTGGGTTGGTATTTCAACTGATGAAATAATGAGAATGAAACCCTCTAGGTTTTGGTGGCAGAAAAATACTTGGCCTCTTATAGAAAAAAATATGTCACGAAAAGATTGTTTAAAGTGGTATGAAGGTAAAGGCTACAAAACTCCCGCAAAGTCAGCTTGTATTGGTTGTCCTTTTCATGATGATGCTTTTTGGCTAGATATGAAAAACAATAGACCGAAAGAGTTTGAAAAAGCTGTAGAATTTGATAAACAAATGAGAATGCATAAAACACCAGTAAACAATTTTGTTCATAGACAATGTAAACCTTTAGATGAGGTTCAATTTAAAGAAGACGATCAACAAGATTTATTCAATAATGAATGTGAAGGTATGTGTGGAGTTTAAACAAATAATTATACACGCATTAGAAGACAGATATAATGCACAAATTTCTGAAGCTGAAGCAACTCTTAAAATATATATGGAGAAACCTGTTGGTATAGGTGAGCATCCACAGCATGTTGATGAGGTAGACAAACTTATTGAAAAAATTGCAAACGCAGAGGAAAAGTTAAAAGTATTACAAGAATTTAAAATATGACAAACGAAGATATATTTAAAGATTCCTTTCCACAACAACGTCAAATAGGTGGAAATCATTACAAAGATTTTCATATCCAACCTTATGAATTTATTTCAAAAAATAATTTATCCTTTTTTCAAGGGAACGTTATTAAGTATGTGTGTCGTTACTTAAATAAAAATGGAGTGGAAGATTTAGATAAAATAATTCATTATTGTGAATTAGAAAAATTAAAACTTAAAGATTTAAATGGCCTACCTAAAAAGAAAAAACATAACGGTAGCTAGACATAAATTTATTTTAGAAATTTATCCTACTAGAAAAGGTTGTAATGGTCCTGAAGGCCCTTTTTTTGAAATATTTGCACATGATTATAAAGGTTGTCTTTATGCATTTAGTAATAAACATCAAATCAATAAGTTAGTAAAAAAGAAATTTGTAGAATGAGTTTACAATTTACATTTAATTTTAAAAAACATATTTGGTCTTGTCCATCTGAGTATAAAGATCTTTCGGGGTTCAATGAAATAGCAATTGACTTAGAAACAAGAGATGATGGT